AAAAGATGAGCAAAACAATCCCCCAAACATCGGAAGAGCTGTTTAACGAGCTTGTTCAGATGAACGTGAACAGCCGCACGGAGACCAAGAACGGGCTAACCTACCTGTCGTGGGCATGGGCATGGCAGGAGTTTAAGCGTATATGTCCCGACGCGGCTTATGAAATTAAGAAATTCCCCAACGAGAACGGACAGCTGCGCCCCTATATGGACTGCGGCGACGACTTGGGCTATATATGTTGGACGAGCATTACGGCGTTGGGACAGACGTATGAAATGTGGTTGCCGGTTATGGACGGCGCGAACAAGGCGATGAAAAAAGAGCCTTACACATATCAAGTCAAGGAATACGAGTGGGACGAAATTAAAAAGAAAAAAGTCTATAAAGGAATGATAGATAAGACGGTAGAGGCGGCAACGGCGTTTGACATCAACAAGACCATAATGCGCTGCCTTGTTAAGAATATCGCGATGTTCGGACTTGGATTGTATATATATGCAGGCGAGGACTTGCCCGCCGAGATTGAAGAGCTTTGCACTCCCGAGCAGGTGGCGCGCATGAACGAGCTTGGCGTGAAGCTGTCGGGCATTAAAGTGCAGTTCGGAGTCAACGAACTCGAAGCCCTTACTGCAAAGCAAGCGGAGTTCGTGATTAAATCAAAAGAAGCCGCGCTCGTCAAGAACGCGCAAAAGAAAGAGGAGGCGGCGACGGCATAATGGGCGAGACTGAAACCTTGACGTATTGGGATTTAAAGAGATTAGGCGCGACGGATGCGGAATTGCAGGAGCTTAAAGAGATAGAAGCGCGGTATGCGAGCGGCGAAATAAGGCTCGGAACAGCCTTTGAAATGACGGAATCGCTTAGGAACAGAGTAATAGAAGAAGGGGGCGGGAAGTCATGATAATCACCTTCGACAAGCAAACCCATACATATGCGGTGAACGGCGACATCGCCCATATCTCCGTGACGGAGCTGCTGGCTAAGCACGGACTGTCGCCCAATTATGACGGCGTAGATAAGGCGACGCTGACCGACGCGGCGGAATACGGGAAAACAATCCATAAAGACATCGAGAATTTCGTAAACAACCCCGCTTACGAGCCTATAACGCCGGCGGGAGAAGAATTTGCCGAATGGGCGAGAACCAACCTCGATTGTGCGGTAGCGGAGCAAATGCTTGCGTATGAGTACGCGAAAGACCTTGTGATTGCGGGGACGTGCGACCTGCTCGGCTACCTGAAAGACGGAACGCCCATTATGGGCGACCACAAGACGACAACGTCGCTTAACAAGGAAAGCGTGTCGTGGCAGGTGTCGCTGTTGGACTACATGGCGCGAAAGTTAGGGAAAGAGACTGTGAACGACCGTCCGCTCAATTGGAAAGGGGCGGCAAAATTCTATTGTTGGCACTATGACAAAAAGACGCAGGAAATGAGCGTTGTGGAAATTGAGCGCGTGCCCGACGGCGAGATAGAGAAGCTGTTGGAAGCGGAGTTCAAGGGCGAACGCTACATGCGCCCACTGCTCGTTATAGACGCGGAAACAGCCCTTAGGGCGGAGAAAGTCGAGGCGCAGCTGATTGCCCTTAAACGGCAGGAAGAGGCTGCTATGGCGGAAGCGAGGGCGTTGAGAGAGGTGTTGTGTGCCGCTTTCGAGGCGCAGGGCATAAACTCGTGGACTTCGCCCAACGGCTTAATCAAGGTAAGCTATGTACCTGCGACGACGAGCTTTCAGGTTGACGGAACGAAGCTGAGGCGGGAGCAGCCCGCGCTTTTCGAGAAGTACGCGAAGTGCGTTCAGAAAAAGGCGTATGTGAGAGTATACGACAGAGCGGGAGGAGACGAGCAGTGAACGAAAAGTATGAATTGACCGAAGAGTTTAAAGAAATAGAAACTTTGAGAGAAGGCTGGTTGCAAAAGATAAAGGTGTACCGCATACGTGCTCTTAGGGCGTTTGCCGATAGTGGAAAAGGAGCATGGGGAAAATATCTTTGGCAAAGAATATAAGCTCTTAATAGAGCTTGCAAAAATACATTTTGGGTTGCAAGACGAGACAAAAGGAGAAGAGGAAAATGGCATATAGAATCAAGATTGTCAACCTTGACACAGACGAAGTGGAGATTGACGTGGAGACCAACTGTGTTTTTGCCGCAATCAACGACAAAAAAATGCTGCAATCAAGTCGCATAGTTTTAATAGATTGCGACCGTACAACGCTTTTATCTACATATACGGACTTGCAGTTATTGGAGTACGAGCTGTCAGTAAGGAATCCCACTATCGCAATTTCTAGGGCGAGGGATGCGGTAAGCGACATGTTTGAAAAAGCGAAAGCAGAAGAAACGTCAAAAACCAGCGAAAAAGAGCCAGAAAAGGACCTTAAAGAGCTTTTCGACGAATTCTTATCCAAGATATTAAAGAAGATTGAATCATGAAAATAACGCACGTAGTGCAGGACACGCGCGAGAAACGCGGGAAGCACAGGAACATCGAGGAATACTTGCGCCAAAGCGGCGTGAAGATAATCCGGGATAAGGTGTACGTCGGCGACTACACGCTGCCGACCGACAGGCGCGTAAGCATTGACATAAAGCAGGACGTAGTAGAGATAGCCGGAAACATATGCGGAGCGGAGCATGCGCGGTTTCGGGAGGAGCTGAGACGGGCGCAGGAGACGGGGACGCGATTGTACGTTCTAATCCAACAAAACGAGTGCAGCGGCAAATCGATTGCCTGTCCCGAAGACTTGCGGCATTGGGAAGCTCCGAAGTTCCGCTACGGCGCAAAGCGGGGCGAGCCGAGAACGCTGGTCAAGGGCGAGCCGCTCGGCAAGGCTATGCGGACAATGGAAAGCCGGTACGGCGTAATATTCCTGTTCTGTGCTCCCGAAGAAGCGGGGCAATACGTATTGGAGTTATTGGGAGAAAAGAAATGACATATACGGAGTTTTTGAGATTTTGCGAGACGTGCCGCAGGTTGGGGCTTAAAACGCTGTGGGACGTAAAGAACTACACAGAGGCGACGGGGACAAGCCCTCGCGACCTAACCATGCAGGGCGGCGCTAAGCGTCTTCTTAGGAGCGTCAAATGAATAAGATAGCGGTTTTGGGCAGGCTGACTGCCGACGTGGAAATGGGCGAAACGGCAAGCGGGCTTACTTTTTGTAAATTCAGGCTTGCGTCCCGCTCGAAAATGAAAGACAGGGACGGCAATTATACGACGGATTTTTTTCTCTGTACGGCATGGCGCGAAAAGGCGGAAATGCTTGCCAAGTACACGGGCAAGGGAAGCCAGATAATAGCGTCGGGGTCAATGCACAGCCGCCAATACGAGGACGGCGACGGGAAAAAGCGCACGGTGTGGGAGCTTACCATAGAGGACTTCGAGTTTGCGGGTTCGGGACCGGGCGAAGACGAGAACGAAGAGGGCGACAAAATAAAGCCCATAGGGCAGTCGAAAAAGAGGTCGCCAATAGACAAGCTGCCGTTGCTTGACGACGACACTGAGTTGCCTTTTTAAAGGACGAAAATAAACAAAAATTTACACAATCGGGAGTGCAAACGCGAAATGAAGCATGGATTAAGAACATTTCCGTTGCCTGTTGATTTGGACGATAGTGTAAAACTTGTAGAAGCCGAGTTCGGTATAGAAGGATTTGCGGTAGTTATAAAACTGCACCAAGCGATATACGCGCGCGGGTACTACATGAAATGGGATATAGACACGGAGCTCTTGTTCATGCGAGATTACTGCTTATCTGCGGTGGGTCGGTCGCTCCTGTCCGAAATAGTATCTTGTTGCATAAGGCGTGGAGTATTCGAATCGACGATGTTCGAGAAGTATCGAATATTAACAAGCAGGCGGATTCAAGAAACGTTCCTGACCGCAACGAAGAGAAACACAGAGGTCGTTTTTAATAAAGACTACGCCCTTGACGTTGTATACACTTTTATCCAAAATGCAGACAAAAACGGCAAAAATGTAAACATTTTTTTCAAAAATGCAGACAGTCTGTATGCAGAATGCGACAAAAGAAAAGAAAAGAAAATAAAAGAAAATAAAAGAAATATATATGCGTCGTCCGAAACGCCGACGCCGGCAAAAACGGTGCAAAATCTCATTATGTGTAACGGACGAAATTTTAGTGTGACGCAGGACATGGTGGACGAGCTTGCGCCGCTATACCCGGCAGTGGACATCGAGCAGGAGCTGCGTAAAATGCAGGGGTGGCTGTTGGGGAATCCGCGCAACAGGAAGACGGAGCACGGCATGATGAGGTTCGTGACTTCGTGGCTGGGTAAGGAGCAGGACAGAGCAGCGGGCGGAAACGGACGCGCGGAGAAGAGCGACGGTAAGCGTGCACGAAAGACGGGAACGGAAAGGGAGTACAGCAGCGAAGAGTTGAACGCGCTGTTTGATAACCTTGACGACGTGAAGATATAGCGAGAGGGGAGAAGGGCGCAAGCGCATGAGACTGACCGCCGAGCAACAGGGACTTATAGAAAAATCGCAATGGATAGTGAACGACGTTCTCAAATACTACGGCGTAGGGTATGACAACGATTTAAGGCAGGCGGCAATGTTGTACATGTGTAAGTGCTTGGAGAGATATGAGCCGGAGCGGGGCAAGTGGGAAACGTATGCGTATACGAACGTCAAGTATTACGTGGTGAAGTGCATAAGGCGCGAGAAAGCGGAGAGGGCGCGGACGGTAGCGCAGGACGAGGACACGAGCGAACTCCCGAGCACGGAGGCGGACGCGACGGAGAGGCGAGCGGACGCAAGGCTGCGCGTCAAACGGATATTGGAATGCTGCGACGCGGAGGAGCGCGGGGTAGTCATAAGACTGCTTGCGGGGCACAGCAAGAGCAGGGTGGCGCGGCGCATAGGGAAAAGCCCGCAGACGGTGAGCGGGATAATAAGGTCGGTGCGGGAAAAGTACATACAATCGTGTTTGGCGGGCGGAAACGGGCACAGGAGCGGCGAAAACATCTTTTTCGATAAATGTATCGAGGAAAACGGTTTTGACGGAAATAGCGGCAAATAAAGGCGTGAAATGTAAAGAGAGGAATTGTAAAAATGCGTAAAAAAACAATAACGGACAGTCTGACCGCGTCACGGGCTTACAGCGGGCAGGTAAAAAGGGCGCATACGGCGTTGGACGAGTTGACGGGAGAAGCGGCTGCGCTCGGCTTGACTTACGGAAAATATAAAGCGTTGCTGTCGTCGCCCGAGCTGCTCAGAACGGTTGCTGCTGCGCGAGGAATAGACGTCGGGAACTGCGCGAGCGTGGACGAGCTGCGCGGGGCTATAAGGGGCATAAAAAATGGTAAAATTGACGAGCCGATGAAGGAGGTACTGAAATGAAGAACTTTTGCGAGAGCTGCTTAATTGACTGCGAGTGGCGCGGGGACGTTGTTTTTTGCGACGACTGCAACGAGCTGTCTTCGTGCAACAAATACTGCATGTGCCCGCGCGAAGAGTTTGTGTCGCACAACGATTGCTACATACCGTATGAGTATCCCGAAATAAAGGAATGCGAGGACGGTTATAAGCCGCCAGAGAAGGAAATACAGGAGCAAGACGAATGAAAGCTGTAATGATTAATATTTCGCCGAAATATTGCGAGCTAATCGGTGGGAAATACATTTAACTCGTCCGCCGCAGTCGTGGTGTTATGTGGAGCAAGCTCCGTAGTCGCCAAACCGATTTATATAAACAACTCCTTGT